CGCAATTATGTGCATCCGGATACCCGCGTTACCGCGAAGGCGCTTGCCACAATGTGGGCAGGAAATTTGCATCCTAATTCTCCGTTCAAGAGCGCTCACGTGCGGCGTGCACGATATCGCCATTGAATTTCCGCCAAGCCCGAATTGACCTTGGCTTCTTGATGCCCAAATGGATCTTGCGTACGCGGGCAACTTTCGCTTTTAGCTTCACGTCCAGCGCGGTCTTTGACGAATGGCAGGGACTCGTGCAGAGAGGCTGCAAGTTGCTCTCTGCATGTTTGCCTCCAATGATCAGCGGGATAACGTGGTCGCACTCCCAGGCGCCGGGCTTGAGCTCGCGGGTGCATTTCGGGCAAGTGCCATTGAATTTCTGAAACACGCGGTCTTTCACGCGATCGGGAATGGCGCTGTCATCGGTTCGGCCGATCCACTCAAAAACAGTCCGGCTCATGCTGCCTCCCGCTGAGGCAATGCTGCCGGATCTACGCCGAGCAGGCGGGCGATCACTTCCATGATCTTCGTCTTGCTTTCCTGAAACTCCTGAGCGCCCATAGCGCGGCGGCTCTGGCTCTTGGCCGTGAACCGCGTAACGGTCGTGCCATGAGTGACAACCACGGCGAATTCATCAATCGGGCGAATGAAAGCAGCCAGGCGAAGTGCCTCGGCCTTGGACGAGCACGTGATGGTGTGGCTGTCGCTATATCCGGCGCGGATCAGTGCCCATTTGCGAAGGTGCTCTGGTGAAGCGCAGTGTGGTGCATCGGCCAGATGCTCAGGCAGGCTCAGCCATGCTTCGCGCAACCAGGCAAATTCGTGCCTGTGCGTTGCGTCGGAGCGCTGAGAAACGGGCGCCATGATGTATCGTTCGCCTACTGTGTAGAAGGCGTCGGCGCGTTTCGGCCGGAGCGGGCGCATGACTTCGCCATCCCACTCGAACGGCTCGGGAGGGGCTATGTCTGTCATGCCGCAGCCTCCGCAAGGGCCTTTTTGAGGCCGCCGGGCGCTTGCTGCCGGATCGTTGCAACGGTCGCAGCCAATTCCATGCTGAAAGCACTGACAGCACCGGAGAGCGTAGCGATATAGCCGTCATCGCGAGAAACGCGAACGATCAGGAGCGGAAGGCCGGGACAATAGGAAACAAAATCCCACCACTTGCGCTCAGCGACCCACATACTGCCCTGCACCTGGGCGCGATGCTCGGGCGGTAGCTCGCCCTTGAGCAATCGGTCCACCTGAATGTGGGGGAGGGCAGTTTTGATCTCCAAGCCGCCATCTTCCCCGATCAGGGAATCCGGGCTGCATCCCTTGTCGCCGTTGACGATGAAGCCAACGCGCTGGCAATCGATATCCTTCATCAACTCGTAGGCCTGACGGGCTTCGTCCTCCTGCTCCTTCCCGCGCTCCATGTAAGCGTTGGAATAGCTCTCCATCGGGCGGCCCGTTAGTATTTCGCCAGCCAGCTTGAGGAGGTAGGTTCGGCGCGTGACCGATGTCCCGCCGTCCTTTCCCTTGGCCATAATGGTGGAGAACTCGCTTGCGGTCGGAAGCCCAAGCCGGGCCTCGTACCATTCAGGCGATCCTTGCTCGCAATCGATGATCCGGGGTGCCATGCTCAGCCCCTCGCTTTGGCGTTGAGCATAGTAACGGCTTCCTGGAAGCGCTTGCTTGGAAGCGTCGGCAGTGTCTCGATCTTGAAAAACCGCAGAAACCGCGCCTTATCCGCACCGACGCTATCGAGCAGTTCGGTCAATATCCCGATCTGTTCCTCGTTGATCGTTTCGCCGCCGGCCGCGCTCTTGCCATCGTCGTCACTGGCTGCAGCGAGCCCGAGCATCTGGACGAGCGAGTAACGCTGCAAATAGGTCAGGGTTGAACCGATCGCCTGGATCGCGTTCTTGGACCCGCTGCTATCGGCGGGGCCAGTGAGGGTAGTTTCTTCGCTGTGGCCGGCCTTGTGCGATAGAACGCATGTCACGCTGATGCGGTCGGTCTGGCTAGTGCGAAAGCGATAGGAAAGGCCATGCCGTCCAAGAATGGGATCAACTACCCGCGCAATAGCCGAGAAGTCGGCATATCTCTTGGAGTTGTGGCCCGTCGCGTTGCGCTCGATTGGAGGAATTTCGGCTTTGCTTGCCGCGACCGCTTCATCGAAGGCCTTGCGGGCTTGGCTGGCCTCCCAGCGCTCCTGCAGAGCCATCAGCTTTTCGAGCATGTCGATGTCAGCACCGGATTCAACGGCGCGCTGGATCATGTCCATCGGCGTCATGACCGATAGCGCCCGCGGCTCCTGCTCCGGAATGATGTTGATCTTCTCAAGCTGCTTGGTTGACATGCTCACACTCCCAAGGCTGTTGCGACCATCGCGTTAAGCTGATGGTCGAGTTCTTCGATTGAGACGTTGTCCTGCTGCTCGGGGTCGCCGGGCAGCCGGCGGTCCTCCGGCTTGATCCCAAGGCGGCGCTGGTACTGCCAAATGCCGAGCATGAGGTTGGCTTGGTCCTGGGAGGTCATGACGCCCCTCAGAACGCGGAGTAGCGAACGCCTTCGACCTGACGGCCAAAGGGTTCGATCATCGTGGTTTCGACGGGGAGGCCGTGACGCTGGCGCCAAGCGCATATCAGCTCGGGAAGTCGGAGCGCATACATCTTCAAGCCGGAGCGCAGAGAGCGCGGGGTGATCGCCCCGTAGGTCAGCATCGCCTCACGGCGGGCCAGTCCCTTGAGAACCGAAAGCCGGACTTCGCCGGTCTCTTCATCGATCAGGTTGTGTACGGTGAGAGTGGCCATCTGCATTCCCCATTGAGCTGATGGGGAGAACCATAACCTAGGTTATTATAACCGTCAATAAGAAAAGTTATCAGAAACAAAAAAATGTGCTATACCCCTCCTGCCGGGAAGGCCGGGGAGGGCTTTGAAATGAAAAGACTGACGGTTTTCTTTGAGCCGCGCCCGGATGGAGGGTTGCGGGTCTGGAGCGACGATCTGCCCGGCCTGGTGCTCTCGGGGCCGGATCGTGACGCCGTATTGGATGACCTGCCAGCGGTGCTTAAAGGTCTGCCTTGGCCACCGATTCTGTCGACTGAGAGCCTTCGTGGTGGCAGCGATGTTTAGCTATCTGAAGGGCTAAGCACCTAGCCATAGCGAAGCATTTGGACCGGTTCTTCCGGGCTCGGATCGGGTACCGGGCGCCCCATCTCAATGGCGGCTTCGATCCAGCACGTAATGGCGTCCTCGGCGTTTGCGAGCGCTTCCTGGGGTGTCTCGCCGTCCGACATGCAGCCAGGCAGATCGGGAACCAAAGCCACAAATCCCCCTCCGTTCCCCGGGGAGAGCGGGCGAATCAGTACGGCGTACTCTGTGGGGCGGCTCATTGGATCTTCCTGACGGTTTCGAGGAATATCACCAATCGGCGTATATATACAGGTTTTATAGGTCGTTTGAAGGGAATGGTTTGAATGTGATCGATACGGGGGTGAGATATCTTGTAATGCGAGCCATTAGAAGGTGGCTTACAGGTAACTCCATACTCCCGGCAAATCCTTTCCACGTCTTTAATGGTCCAGTCGCCTTGGGGGTTCCGCTTCATATCGGACAATAGATCAGCCACGCTACGCCCCAATTTTCAGCCTCAATACCTCGGCGTCTTTGTCCCGGTGGCCACGCTGTAGGGGTTCAATAGCAATTCGTATGGGAAACGCCCATGCCTAGGTTGGTGGTATTGCAGTGCACTTCTGGCTGTAAGGGCGGCGGCGCTACAGCTTGCGGGACGTAGCCCAAATCGCCGGGTTGGGGAGGCCCACGGTACACAACGGCAGGCGGAGGAGCTGCCTGGGCCGTTACTGACGGGGAAGGCGCGGCGCGCGCCAACATCTCTCCGATGTAGATTTTGTCAGCCCGGCAGTCCGCATAACTCTTGTAAGGAACACCATAAAAGTTTGTAGCGCCTCCTCGGGCCATTTCCTGCCGGCACTGATAGTCGTCTAGATACTCCGAACTGCCTTGAGCAAAGGTTCTTGGGGCCTGAGAGCACCCGACCAAAATCAGGGCCGCCGCACTGAATAATATCCCGGTCCTCAATGCGTCTATTGTCATAGATCCAGCACCGTCCGCTTGGTCATCGGCCGGATTCCTTGCCGACCGCCACATGGCATTTCTGCCAGTCGGCCTTCTTGATGGTAAATTTCTTTTCAGGGTTGCTTTGGCTGACGTAATAGACCGTCTCGCTGGCGTCCGGGGAGCGCTCCAGGTACTTCAAAATCGCTTCGACCGTCCCATCCTCCCGGATGCCCTGAAAAACGCATGGGTCGCCTTTTCTGGGGTGCAGGCGAGGGTCTACGTAGGCGATGTCATTCTCGTTGTACTCGCGCGCCATTGAGTTGCCGATCACGAGCACTCCATAGGCGTCTTTAATTCCGGTCAGGCGTCTCGGCCGCCGAATATAGGTAAAAGGTTCATTTTCCAAAACCAGGGCCCCCCGGCCGCCCTGTACTATGGAGTGCACAGGCAAGTCCGCTTCGCCCATTAACTCTGTGCCGGGGATTGCATTCAACTTAGAGTTCCTAACCTCTAAGTTGTACTTATCCGGTTGGTTAACAGAACCGTGACCGGAGGATGAAAGGGTGGGGTCGAGCTGGAACAGCGGGATTTCGAGAACTTGCCCTATCTTCGGGAAGTATTTTGATTTTTTCGTCTCGCCGGCTTCGATCTTCTTAACGGCCGGTTGGGAGATACCGATGCGCTTCCCGAGGTCGGCCTGTGACCAACCCCTCTGTTCCCGCGCATTTTTAATCAATTTACCCGGTTCCATGGCCGGGGAGGGTATAACAACAGTTATTGGCTGTCCTGATAACATTAGTTCTTGACTTTCCCATAACCCAAGTTATTTTGCGGTTATGGAAGGCAAGACACCCAACGTCATTGAACGCGCTATTACCTTGGCAGGCGGGTCAGAAGCCGCGCTGTCGAGGGCGACAAGGCTTAGCCAACCCCTGATCCACAAGGCCAAGAAAACCGGGCGTGCAGGCCCGAAATTAGCGTTGGCCATTCATCATTTTTCGAATGGGAAAATCTCCGCTTCTGAGATCAGGCCGGATCTTTGGGAAAATCCGGAAGATGTTCCGAGCGCCCCCTCCCACCCGGAGGCGCAGGCGTCATGAGCACGTCAGTTTGGCTTTCCAAAATCGGGGGTGGGCATAGCCGCACCACCTTCTCCGCATTGAGCCAAAAGGCTGTTGGCAAAACCTCTAGCACCTTCTACGTCCATCAAGATTCGCGACGCGACGACAAGATCGGGCGCTTGGGCGCGGTTGGCGAAAAGCGCATCGCTATTCTGCCGAATGATGGTGTGGGTAATCAGCACATAACCCCCCATGCGAGCTACGTTCGTTGCTCCGGTGACGAATATTTCCCTGACGTTATCAGGGTCTATGACCCGAACAACTTCGCTAGCGGTAACTGGTTTTTCGCTCATCCCAAGCCCCTTTCATTGAAAGCCCGATTTCACCGCGCCTGCCGCGCCTTTGTCAACGCGTGGAGGCAGACATGACCACGGCCCGACCAATCGCTGGGGAATTCGATCAGTCGGGCCGCTTTGACAGGCGGGGGGCGTCGCCTGATTCCTATCCATTACCTGCGGGTTCGATAACGCCGCTCGAACCTCTCGATATTTCGGATGCCTTCCGCGACACGGTTGTTCTTGTCGCTCTTGCTGTCTTCCTCAGCTTTATCGCTGTGTTCCTCGGGACTGCTGGTGCCGTCCTGAAAGCCTGGTTTGCCTAACGCTCGCTCGGTTGCCGCCGAGAGAGTGAGCCACGTGTTCTCGTTGTCGTTCGTGTGTTTCTTCTCCATGGGTAAATCAAACCACATGGAGTTTAGCAGTGTCATCCAACGTTGATGGACAGTTTGAGAGTAAGCCTATGAATGCGATGTCGGACGTTGCCACCGTCAATCGATACGCTAAGCGCTTGGAAGATACCGAGGCTCAGCGGCTAGGCATTCGAACGGCTGCGGCGCGGAAACGAATAGCGGGCAGAATAGGTGTGTCGCCAGGCACCCTCGAAAATCTGCGACGATTGAGAACTAAGGTTGTGCCGAACTGGTTAATGGAGCGGGTTCGCGCGGAACTCGTTTCGGTTCTCCAGCAAGAAATTCAAGGCCTTGAGCATGAAGTCCACGTCGCTCGCCAAACTGGTTCTAACTATCGCGATGACACGCTGGCATCGGCTGCGGCTCAACTTGCTGCGGCTCGTGAGATCCTTCGTGGGGAAGTGAAATGAAATTAGGAAAGGTCTACTTCATCGAAGCGCCCGGACGCATCAAGATTGGTTATACACGCCAGCCAGAGAAGCGACTGCGCTCTCTGCAGAATGGCGACATGGAATCTCTTAAACCGATTGCTGTGATCGATGGTTCGAGATTCCTTGAAAAGGCCCTTCATGGTGTAGCGGCACCGTATCACCTGCGCGGTGAGTGGTTTCGAGACTGCAGCGAAGTACGTCAAATAATCTCAGATGCCTTGACCGGAAAATTTCCGAACAAAGCCGAGATGACAACGACGGAAGCGCCTGATGCAAACATTAACGTTCGCTTTGAGCATCCGGAGTTGATGCCGAAAATCCGGCGCCTCTCGGAACAACTTAATCTGCTCATGCTGAGCGGAGGCGACAAATATGAAATACGGGCGCAGACCCGCGCACTTATCGCCATCACGGAAGTTATGTTGGGCCGCCAACTTGGCGGTCGAGATCGCACCGGAGGTCATGGAGGAGTAGTCGGCCCCTCCGTTGGAAAAGACCCGTAACCGTAACTTATGTGCTGGGGGAACTAGCCTTGCTCGACTACTCCGAAACGCATCACCAGTTCAATGTCGTTAGCAGCGACGGTCTGTTGCGCCGCCTGATGCGGTATCATGGCCGAAAGACAAGACCGAGGCCGGTCGTCGTTCCGATCCCGGTTATCGTCAAAGAGCCAGAACTCCCGCCCGCGAAGCCTGTTTGGTTCACGATTGAGGAACCTCACAAGCCATTGATCCGAACCGTGCAAGACGCGGTTTGCGAGAAATACAAGATCAACCGGCTCCGATTGCTCCAGCGCCGGCGCCTCAAGGGCGTGGTGCTTCCTCGGCAGATCGCAATGTATCTCTGCCGCGAGCTAACGACATTCTCGTTTCCCCAGATCGGCAGAAAATTCGGCGGTTTCGACCATACGTCCGTGATCAGTGCCACGCGCAAGATCGAACGTCTGATTGAGACAGATCCTGCCATTGCAAAAATCGTCCTTGAGCTTCGGGAGGAAATTGATGGCCACTCCAATCCACCTTGTTTGCCGGCGGATCAAGCGGCTGGCGCTTCCGCATCAGATAGCACACCTCCGCTCCCTGGTGGAGCAGGAGAAGCCCCGAAGCATCAGGCGGATGGAATTGGAGTTGCTGCTTAAGGACCGCATCACAAGGCAACTCAAGAAAGAAATTCGGGCGAATTGAACATGACACCGCTGCAAATCGAAATTCTATTCCACTATCGCTGCTCTCCCTATGACTATCGCGATGGCGACCTCAGCGCGCCTGCCGTGCGAGACGCCATAAATGGATTTCTAGATAGCGAGGTCCTTGTGCACGAAGGGTTTTCGCTAGGGTACCATGAAAACGGCAAGCTTGCCGCTCGTTACAGGCTCACGTCTCGCGGGCGGGCGTTTGTCGATTATCTGCAAATGATTCCACTTCCAACAGCATCATGGACCTTTGGCCAAGTGTCATGGGTGGGGCAACGGGACTGATAATAGCAGGGGCATCGGGGGATGGGGCATTTCGTAATCTGGACGGACGAGCAGTCCGAGGCGATCAATGATTTTGTTCTGGAAGGCCTCACCTATCGCGAGGTCACGGAACAGCTTAACGCGAAGTTCGGTACTACGTTCTCACGTAATGCCGTGATTGGCCGCGCCAAGCGGATAGGGATTACAAGCCCCGCCAAGCCGCCGCCGAAAAATCCCCCGAGACCAAAGCGCGATCCGTCTTTGCCTAGATATGCGCGCCGGGCCGACCCGTCTCCCGCACCGCGCGCTGCTATCGAAATGCGCTGCGCTGAGATCGATCCGCTTCACCTTGGCTTACTTGATCTCGAACCACATCACTGCAGATGGCCCTATTCAGAAAGCCCAAACATCACTTTCTGCGGTCATTCAAAGATGATCGGCTCCTATTGCCTAGCACATTTTCAATTGTCGGTAGGGACAGGAACGGCAGCGGAAAGGGCGGCGGCGTGACCAGGATCGAGCAATTAGCGGAAGGCGTCACGCTATATCTTGGCGACTGCCGGGAGATATTGCCTGCGCTCGGCAAGGTCGATGCCGTGGTGACTGATCCGCCTTACGAACTGTCGTCGGCTGGTCCAGGCAAAAGCCACTTTGGGATGAGCCTGAATAAGTTTGATAGCGACGATTACAAGAGCATCGTATCGGGCTTTGACCACGAGGCCGTGTTCGGGGCGATCGAGTCCATATGTCGCCCGTTCAACGCCTTTTGTTTCTGTTCCAACAAGCAAATTAGCGGCCTCATGACATATCATGAGGCGAGGGGGCGTAGCACAACCTTGACGGTCTGGCACAAAACAAATGCAGCGCCTTTCGCCAACGGGGTTTGGCGCGGCGACATCGAATATTGCATTCACGCGAAGGACAGCGGGGCTGTATTCGTTGGTGGCGCGGAGGAAAAGAAAAAGGTTTTTGACTTCCCTCTGGTGCAAGACGACGAACACCCAACCGTGAAGCCGCTACCCCTCATAACCAAATATGTTCGCATCTGCTCGCATCGAGATCAAACCATCCTCGACCCCTTCATGGGCTCTGGCACCACAGGCGTTGCAGCGGTCAAGCTAGGCCGTAAGTTCATCGGCATAGAGATTGAGCCTAAGTATTTTGAAATCGCTTGCAGGCGCATTAGTGAGGCTTTGAAGCAACCCGATCTTTTCATCGAACCTCCCAAGCCTGCAAAGCAGGAGGCGATGCTGTGACCGAGAAAATCTTCCACTTCGTCCGCCTGCATGAGGTGGCCGCGTACGAGCGTATCGGCTGGATACGTCATACCGCACTGGACGGCACGCATCACGGCATTTGGTCCGCTCTCATGGAGTGGAAAGGCGAAGGCGAGCCGGTGAAACCGTTCCGGCTCGATGCTCCACGTGAAACAGCAGACGTGGAGCTGCAAAGCGCCGTGGCTGATTTAGGCGACGATCTAGCGAGGGCGGGATGACCGAAGAACCAGGACACAACAGCAAGGAACAGTTGCGTTCGATTATCGAGCGTGTCGAGAAGCTTGAGGAGGACAAGAAAGCGATCTCGGACGACATCAGGGACGTTTATGCGGAAGCCAAGGGCAATGGCTATGACGTGAAGGCGCTGCGGACGATCGTGCGGATGCGCAAGCAGGACGCCAATGAGCGGGCCGAACAGGAGGCAGTCCTGGAAAGCTATATGCAGGCTCTTGGTATGCTCTGATGGCACGCATCCGAACGATAAAGCCAGAGTTCTGGACGAACGAGCGCGTCATGGAGTGTTCCTTGACGGCTAGATTGCTGTTTATCGGCATGTGGAATTTCGCCGACGATCTTGGGCGGCTAGCGCTCGCACCTAAGACGCTCAAGGCCCAGATTTTCCCGAGCGACGATATCAACTCCGAGAGCATTCTTGGAATGATCGATGAATTATCTAGGAACGGTCTCGCACTCCTCTACGAGGTGGATGGTCGCAAGTATCTTCAAATCACCGGCTGGCAACATCAGCGGATAGATAAACCGCAAGCTGGCAAGCATCCAGGCCCTGTAAACGGCTTTTCCAAGAGCGTTCCTGGAATGGTCGCGACGGAAGGGAAGGGAAAGGAATGGAAGGGAAAGGAAGGGAATTCCGAACCTATCGGTTCGGGCGCCGAGGCGCCCCCTGATCCTTCCGTACCCGAACGCGAATACTTTGCTCGTGGAAGGGACGTTCTCGGAAGCGAGGCTGGCGGGCTGATAGCCAAGATCCTGAAAGCCAAGGGCGGCAACGTGGCGTTGGCTCGCGCTGTGCTCGAGCAAGCATCCCAGAAACAAAATCCGAGGGAATACGCCGCCGCTGCTTGTCGCGGGCCTCCCCCCACAAGGCCTTTGACGGAACACCAGCGCGCGCAGCAAGAAACCAAGGATATTCTCGATGATCTCGACCATTTCGCCAGAGGAAGCGGCAGACGCGGCAAGGAAGATCCTCGGCTTCTATCCGACCATTCCAGCGAGCGATCCGAAGGGCTTCGCGGCGGGACTGGTGAAGCTGTTATCGACCTACCCAGTTCCGGTTATCGCTCAAGCCATTGACCCTGTGATAGGCCTCCCTGGCGCGGTGAAATTTCTCAACCTTGCCGAAATGCGAGAGCATCTGGATCGCTGGCGGGATGAATACTACGCCAGCATGGAACGGCGGGCGCGCGCCCAGCGGAAACAGATTGCAGCGCCACCGCCGCCGACTCCGGAGGAAGATCAGCGCATCCGCAAAGGGCTGGACGAACTCGTAGCCCATCTGAAAAGCGGCTTTTCACCGAGTACGGTCTAGGAAATTTCAAAATGCACGGGGCAGCAATCACAATGACCAGGAATATCCGCCGCGTAGGCGTGCCGGCGACGAAGAGGGGGAGAGAGAACCCGACTTATCCGTTTGGCCCAACGGCAGAGCGGCTGGCGAAGTCTGAGGGCAATTTCACAGTCGGTGATGACAAGCAGGGAGGAACAATCCACACCATCCGGGATACACCGCTGGACAGGATGTTTAACCGCGATGCGATTGGCGGGGTCGAATACGCTGCCTTGCAGAAATACAAGCACCATTGGCACCATGCCGGGCTTGAGGCCGGGATGGGCTCGGTTGACCTAAACCGGATATTTTCATCAGATCCAGGCTCCATGTCTGGAATGGCTAAGACCGAGGCGCAGGCGCATCATCGCAAGCAATGGCGAACAGCTCGAGAGCATATCGGCAATCGCATAGCGCAAATCGTTGATCGGGTTGTCTGTGCGGAAGATACCGTGGAGAACGCAGGTTACCGGATGGGCTGGCGGAATAAGCCGCAAGCCATAGCAGCCGCGACGGAGATGCTTAGGGACGCCGGATATCGGTTGGCGAAGTTGTGGGGAATCGGATGATGACTCTCAACGCGCTTGACAGGTTAAACCAAATCACCGCAAATCGGGCATCATCGTGATTTGCGCGCCCGCCCGAGAAATCGAGGCGGGTTTTTTATGGAGATTTTGAATGGCTCTTATAGGCGCAGGACTTGGACAGGCAGGTTTGATCGTACCTTATCAGGGCATCGGTACTCAGGCCGGCGTGAATGCTGTTCCCGCGCCGAAGACCATTGCAGGCGCGGCATCAAAGCTGGATGACCTGAACAATCGGCTTTCCAACGTGACGAGTGCTGTTGCTGGCATTGCCAACCAAATTGGTGCGATGTCGGGTCTACCGGGGGCTGCCAATGTTAAGGCCGAGGCTCCGAGCGAAGGCTCGGTTGGCCGTCTCAATGATCAGGCCGATGCCGCTCATCGGTATCTTTCTGAAATCGAAGCCATGTTGTCCGGGATTTCCCGAGCACTAGGCTAATACGTCCGACACCGCACCGAGCGGATATGTCGCTCCAGACAAAGCCCGGCATGACCGACCAACCAAAGCCTGATGAGGAAGAGAAGCCTATCTTCACGGCGAAGGAACTAAGCAACGCCTGGTATCGTCAGGTAAGGGAGAAATACGGCCCTGTGACGGAATACCAGCGACTGAACTTCGGTCCGGAATTGAAATGAGCATCAATCTTTTACGCGAAGCCGGTCTGGCTGGCATAATCATGGACTATGAGGATGGCGGCCGTACCGAGGTTTATACCTATAAGGGGCGGCAAGTTCGCCTCCCGTCGCCGGCAAGAACCGAAGACGTGATCGAGGCATTCAAGAAAGAACCCGCTTAACCCTTACCCTCCGCTGGTAACAGCCCGGTAACAGTGAAACCCAAATGGCATTCGGAACCCCATTCAAGCCCGGACAATCTGGCAACCCAAACGGGCGACCCAAGTCAAAGCCGTTCAAGGAAGCTATCCAGCGAGCCTTGGCTGAGGCCGGCGACGACAAGGCCTCTCTCCAAGCTGTTGCCACGGCTTTGGTTGATAAGGCCATGATGGGCGATGTGCCGGCGATCAAAGAGATTGCTGATCGGCTGGACGGCAAGGTGCCGCAGGGGATTATCGGCGGCGAAGAGGGCGATCCTGCGATTACGGTTACGTGGCAAAAGTAATCATACCTTACAGGCCGCGACCGCAATTTGAAGCCTACCACGAACGCACGGAACGATTTGCCAAGATCGTCGCTCACAGGCGGTTCGGCAAGACGGTTGGCTGCATCAACGACAAGATACGGAAGGCGATAACAGCCCCGGTGAGGCCGTCAACGCCTCCGAGGCTCGGATATGTCGCCCCCACCTATAGCCAGGCCAAGGACGTTGCCTGGTCCTATCTGAAATATTATTCGGCGCCCATTCCCGGCTTGAAGATGTCGGAAT